CACCAGTTTGATTTGATTCTACCCAGCATTGACAAAATCAATCAACGCACTGTGGTTGATGCACGTAAGAATCGTGCGGATCGTATCAAGCGCGAAACAGGTGTGGTTGTTGATCAAAAAAAAATTCCCAACACAGATCTAGTGTTTCGTATTACTTGCTGGGATCATATTCCCAAAGCCCCCAAAAAGATCACCAAGGCCGAAGCCAAAAAACGCAAGCTGGAAGAAATTCTAGATCTTGACGATGCTGTAGAAGATGATCCCTTGGCAGATTTAGTTGATGTGCCTGTGTTAGACATGAACTATGTGCGGTTAAACTTTCCTCCGTTCGAACACTACAGATTAGACGAAGACAAAAATCCTTTTTTGGTTGGCCGTAGCCACTGGAAGGGCGATTTGGAAACAGGTGAGTTTTCTAGAGAACACGGCAACATGACCAAGAAGCTGGCCATGATGTTTATGAAACTGTGCGAGAGATATGCTACAAGGAGTAACTGGCGTGGATACACATACAACGAAGAAATGCGGGGGCAAGCCTTGCTACAACTCAGTCAAATTGGACTCCAGTTTGACGAGTCAAAATCGCAGAACCCTTTTGCGTATTATACTGCCGCTATCACTAATAGCTTTACTCGTATCCTGAACATTGAAAAGAAAAATCAAAACATTCGTGATGACATACTTGAAATGAACGGACTCAATCCTTCATGGACAAGACAGAACTCTGGCCGAGCAAGTATGGCTGCCATGTCCGGACCGGTTGTAACTACCTACGAAGAATAAACTATAACTATTTCTGCCAGTCACCAAAGAATAAATATTTTTAGGAGATTGGCAGAATGAAACATAAAATTGACTATTACGGCTATGTCTACAAATGGACGAACAAAACAAATGGTATGAAATATATTGGCTCTCATTATGGTTCTGTTGAGGATTACTACATTGGGTCAGGCAAAGAATTTACCATAGCATATAAACAAAATCCAGACGAATTTGTTATGGAAGTATTAGAATATGTAAAATTTAACAATAAAAAACTAGTGCTAGAAACTGAAAAAAAATGGTTAGATTCTGTTTATAACATCAAAGATCACCCAGAGTACTATAATCTCAATAACGATGCAGCCGGCGGGTTTGGCTATATCAATCAAGAGCATATTATTATAAGAGCCAACACTCTGAAACAAAGGCACAAACAACAGGGACTTAGTGAGGCTGAAAAAAGTTCATACAAGAAAAAGATTCAATCTCGGCTTGATCGTATTTCCAAAGCAGGGTTTACTCTAATGGAACAAGAGCAGCATGCAAAGTATGGATATCAAATTTCAGTGACAACCCCTGCTGGAATAACAAATGTGTACAATTCTTGTGGGCAAGCATCAAGAGATTTAGGAATCGACGTTCAATACGGCCTTAAAGTATGTTCTTCTAAAGGTATTGACTTCAAAGGACATAAAATTGTAAAATTGCGTGATCCCCTTGTAGATTGTAGATAAAAAGGAACTGATGGGTAATTTATTTAAAAAAGCGGCAGTTTTTACCGATATTCATTACGGTGCCAAAAGCAATAGTGAACAACACAATACTGATTGTTTGGAGTTTACAAAATGGATGATTAAAAAGGCCAAAGAAGAAGGGTGTGAAACTTGTTTGTTCCTTGGAGATTATCATAATAATCGAGCGTCAATGAACCTCAAAACCATGCAATATGCATTACACGGTTTAGAATTGTGTAGTCAAAATTTTCAGCAGACTTTTTTTATTCCTGGCAATCATGATCTTTATTATCGAGACAAGCGCGATATTCAAAGTGTGGAGTGGGCCAAACATTTGCCAAAAGTTCAAATTTGCAATGATTGGTTCAGCGACGGTGACGTTGTTATTGCTCCTTGGTTATGCGGCGATGACCACAAACGTATTCCCAAGTTAACGGGCAAGTACATGTTTGGGCACTTTGAACTGCCTGGCTACTACATGAATGCCATGGTGCAGATGCCAGATCATGGCACAGTACAGCGTGGTGACTTTGGTGGCTTTGATCATGTGTTCACCGGACACTTTCACAAACGTCAAACAGCCAACAACATCACCTACATTGGCAACTGCTTTCCGCACAACTATGCTGATGCCGGAGATGATGAACGTGGCATGATGATCCTTGAATGGGGCCGGGAGCCTGAGTTTCATGCTTGGCCCAATCAACCCCGATATCGCGTGTATGGACTGGCCAATTTGATCGACAATGCAGCCACATTGCTTGCGCCCCGGATGCATGTTCGTGTAAACTTGGATATTGAAATCTCGTACGAAGAAGCTAACTTCATCAAGGAAACATTTATCCGAGATTACAGTTTGCGTGAAATGGCCCTGATTCCTAACAAAACTTCGGGAGTGGATGTGGACCTTGCACCCGGCGATGTGAAATTTGAGTCAGTGGATCAGATTGTCACTGACCAACTCACCAACATTGAATCAGAATTCTATGACAACAAGTTACTGTTGCAAATATACCAAAACTTATGATAGTGTATTCAAATTCATGCAGTTTCGGCGCTCCAGACCAAGGTCATGATGTGTATTCTGATCATATTGCTAGAGAATTTTCTGCTACTTTGATAAACCGTGGCATGGCATGTTCATGCAATAGAAGAATTATTAGAAGTTCATTGAGAGATTTGATTGAACTAGAAGACAAATCCAACGTTTTGGCTTTGATAGGATTGACTTTTATATCAAGAACTGAATTATGGCAGCCGTGGCAAAAATCAGTAGACAATGATGGACATTTTTTTCCAATAAAAATAGATGATAAAAAAATAGACTGGAGTATCTCCGGCCTGATTGACACCGTGGTTCCTGACGTATATCGATACTCAGATTATCGCATTCAAAATTATTATAAAAATTGGTTGGTACATTATCATCCCGAATCAGCAATGACTGACTTATTGACTGACATTATTATGTTTTGTGGTTGGGCTGATCAGCATAACATAAAGTATGTTATTTTTTCCAATGTTGACGTGTTGCCAGGAGATGACAAGGTTGGTTATAGTTCACCGTTTATTCACAGTTTGCATCAGCAGATTCTCAAAAACAGCAATATCATTAATCCATGGGAATTTAGTTTTGGAACATTTGCACTTGCTCAAGGACTCAAGCCCAAAGATTACGCTGTTTTTAAAAATCACGGACACCCTGGTGAACAAGCACATAAATTGTTTTCTGAAGTCTTGCTAAATCATTTACAAACAAATTTATGATCCAAATTAAAAACTTAACTGTTAAAAACTTTATGAGTGTGGGTGCTGCCACACAGGGCATTGACTTTGACCGTCAAGACCTTACACTAGTATTGGGCGAGAACCTGGACCTGGGTGGAGACGGTAGCCGTAATGGCACAGGCAAGACCACAATTATCAATGCCTTGAGTTATGCCATGTATGGGCAGGCCTTGAGTAACATTCGCAAGGACAACCTAGTAAACAAAACCAACGGCAAAGGCATGTTGGTCAGTCTTGACTTCTCTGTCAATGGCAAGACATACAAGATTGAACGTGGACGCAAACCCAATGTGTTGCGCTTTTATGTGGACAGTGAAGAACAAACTGCCACAGACGATGCACAAGGTGACAGCAGAGAAACACAAGATGCCATTGAACATGTGTTTGGCATGAGCCATGACATGTTCAAACACATCCTGGCATTGAACACTTACACAGAGCCTTTCTTGAGTTTGAAAGCCAACGAACAACGTACCATTATTGAGCAGTTGTTGGGCATCACAGTGTTAAGCGAACGTGCTGAACGCATCAAAGAACTCAACAAAGCCACCAAGGATGCTATCACTGCTGAAGAATTCAGAGTACGTGCAGTGCAAGAAGCCAACAAACGCATTGAAGAACAAATCGAAAGTCTGCGTAGACGCCAAGGCCTATGGCAAAAGAAATACGACAGCGACCTAGCATACCTTGTGGGACAGTATGACGACTTGGCCCGAGTCAACATCGAAGCAGAGTTGTTGGCACACAAAGAACTTGCACTGTGGACTGAACGCAAAAAGGCAGCAGATGCACATGACCGATTGCTGGCATATCAAACTGCGTGGCAACAAACTCAAGCCAAAGATATTGACACTTTACAGGCCAGTTACAATCAACTCAGTCACATTGATATCTCAGCAGAACTACAAGCACACCAAGACTTGGCTGCATACAATCAACGAGCCAAGGACATTGCCGACCTTGAAAAACTCATTGCTAGATGTGTTACAGACGAAGCTCGAGAATTAAAGACTTCTGACAAACTTCGAGCAGAGATTGCTGAATTAGAAGCACACAAGTGTTATGCCTGTGGTCAAGAGTTTCATGACGGTGCTCACGAAACAGTATTAGAAGCCAAGCGTAAATCGCTACAAGAATCAGCATTGCAGTGCTTGGTCACAAATGGTCAGTGGATGGAAAATACTGATGCGTTAAAAGCATTAGGTGAACTGGGCACCCGGCCCACAACACACTACAAGACCGAAGCAGAGGCCATTCGTCACAGCAGTGAACTAGAAAACATACAGCAAAAGATCACAGCCAAGGCAGCTGAGACTGATCCTTACGCTGAACAACTCTTGGGTCATGTCACCGTGGAACTGGGCGCACAGCCTGTAACACATTACGACACTGAAGCACAGGCCATCAAGCATTCTACCCAGGTAAATAATTTACTACAACAAATCACCAACAAGCATGCTGAAACTGATCCTTACAGCGAACAGATTGAAGACATGCAACAACAGGCCCTGCAGGTAGTTGACTACAACCAAATCAATGAACTGACCAAAGTGCAAGACCATCAAGAGTTCTTGCTCAAACTGTTGACCAGCAAAGATTCATTTGTTCGCAAGAAGATCATTGATCAGAACTTGAGTTATTTGAACGCCCGTCTTACACATTATTTGGATCGCATTGGATTGCCACACACAGTGAAGTTCCAGAATGATTTGAGTGTGAGCATTGAAGAACTGGGACGTGAATTAGATTTTGACAACTTGAGTCGTGGCGAACGCAATCGGCTGATTCTCTCAATGTCATGGGCATTCCGTGACGTGTGGGAAAGTTTGTATCATCCTATCAACATCTTGTTCATTGATGAGATGATTGACTCTGGGTTAGACACACAGGGTGTTGAAGCCAGTCTGGCGCTGTTAAAGAAAATGACTCGTGAACGTCACAAGAGTGTTTGGCTTGTGAGTCACAGAGATGAGCTAGCCGGACGTGTGGAGAACATACTCAAGGTAGTTAAAGAAAATGGTTTTACCAGTTACAATACAGATATAGATGTCGCGTGAAATAAAAGTTTTACA